AATTAAATTAAATTAAATTATGGCAAAGAGAAAGACTCCGAAAACGGAGAAGGTTATTGACCTTAAACCTAGAGCAGAAAAAATCTCAGAAGAACAACTCGAGAGATTACAAAACGCAATCAAGCAGACTAATATGCTACAACAGGATATTGGAGCGATTGAACTTCGTAAGCACGAAGCGTTACACGCGGTGCTAAACTGGCAGAGTGTTTTAAGAGAACTGCAAATGGAATTTAAAAATGACTACGGATCAGACGATATTAACGTTATGAACGGAGAAATTAAATATAATAACGATGGTAACGACAAAACTAATAAGGAAGATAACGATCGGGAAGGATTATAAGATAGACGCTATGCACTACGCTGTAGGACAAGAGGTTTATGGAGGGCATACTATTTGTGATATAATCGAAGAAGAAGATAAGTTTTCTATTTATATCAAAAAGAACAAAGACGTTCTTCCTTGGAAAGACTTCAACAAGAATATGGCTATTTCTATCGAATACAATCTTGAGTATTAATGAAATCTTTATACGGTTATTTAATAGAGCCTATAGGCGAAAGATACAATAACACTAAAGATGTTGATGGGAAAGAGTTAATATTAAACTCTGAAATTTATAATCACCAATACACCAACAGGAGAGCTAAAGTATTAAGCGTACCTCTCCTGGGTGGTGATGGTGAGATAAAACCTGGTGATGAGATTATAGTTCATCATAACATCTTTCGAAGATGGCACGACGTTAAGGGTGTAGAAAGGAATAGCAAAAGCTTTTTTGATGATAATAAGTATATAGTCAATTTAGATCAGATATATTTATATAAAAGAAAAGGTGAATGGAAACCTATTAAAGGTTTTTGCTTTGTTCAACCAATCAAGCGTAGTAATGTGTTTGGTATTGACAATGAGCATTCTACTAGAGGTATTGTGAAATACACAGATGGTAGCGTCGATAAAGGAGATTTAGTTGGCTTCACGCCATTTTCTAAATACGAGTTTATTATCGATGGGGAAAAGCTTTATAGAGTGTACTCTAAATTTATTACAATTAAATATGAATATCAAGGAGACGAAGAAGTGTATAATCCAAGCTGGGCACAAGGCAGTTGAAGAGCTTATTAAAGTTGCTAAAGAAGCTATCGTAGATAGCGGTGACGATATAACAGCGGATAGATTGAAGAATGCTGCGGCTACTAAAAAACTAGCTATATTTGACGCATTCGAAATTCTCAACCGTATCCAAGAAGAAGAAAATCTTCTGGAAGGAAAGACATCTGAAAAGAAAGAAGACAGAGTATTTAAAGGCTTCGCGGAAGGCAGATCGAAATGAGTTACGAGCAAAGTTTATATAAAATAATTGAACCAATTAAGAAGACTACGATTAGTCGTCTTAATAAATCTAAGAAATGGGAGTATGGATACAATAAAGAACATGATGTTATCATTATATCAAAAACTGGTCAAATTGGCGAAATATACGAAATCCAAAATCTGCGGATAGCTTTACCAAAAGCCCCTAAAAAGGTTCATGAAAATGAAGATAAGAAGTGGAAGAAATTCGATTATCCTAAAGAGCTTAGTAGATTAAAAAATATATTCGATTGGAAAGAATATCCAGAGGAGCAGAAAGAACAGTGGTACGATTATATTGATGAAGAGTTCAAACGAAGAGACGAAGGTTTCTGGTTCAACAACAATGGAGTAGATACTTATTTAGTCGGAACGCACTACATGTATCTGCAATGGAGCAAGATTGACGTTGGTGCTCCGGATTTTAGAGAGGCCAACAGATTGTTCTTTATGTTTTGGGAGGCATGCAAGGCTGATAAGAGATGTTACGGGATATGCTATTTAAAGAATAGACGTTCTGGTTTTTCTTTTATGAGTTCTGCAGAAACGGTTAACTTAGCTACTATTTCGAGTGACTCTAGATATGGAATACTATCTAAAAGTGGTGGTGATGCAAAGAAGATGTTTACGGATAAAGTTGTACCCATAAGTATTAACTATCCTTTTTTCTTCAAACCGGTACAGGATGGTATGGATCGACCTAAAAGCGAGTTAGCCTATAGGGTTCCAGCTTCGAAGTTTACTCGTCGAAAAATGACAGCAAACGAAAAGCTAGAAGAGATTGCCGGTTTAGATACCACGATAGATTGGAAAAACACTGGAGACAATAGTTATGATGGTGAAAAACTAAATCTATTAGTGCATGATGAGAGTGGTAAGTGGGAGAGACCTGATAATATACTAAATAACTGGAGGGTTACAAAAACCTGCCTTAGGTTGGGTAGTAGAATTATCGGTAAGTGTATGATGGGATCAACGTCGAACGCTCTGGAAAAAGGTGGTAATAACTTTAAGAAGTTATATAACGATAGTGATGTAACTAAAAGAAATAGAAATGGTCAAACACGTTCTGGTTTATATTCTTTGTTTATCCCAATGGAATGGAACTATGAAGGGTTTATTGATTGCTATGGACGACCAGTTTTTAATTCCCCTAAACGAGAGTGTCGTGGACCTCATGGAGAATTAATTGATGTTGGTGTAATTGATCATTGGGACAACGAAGTAGAGGGGCTTAAAGGAGATCACGATGCGTTGAACGAGTTTTACCGTCAGTTCCCAAGAACAACGGAACACGCATTTAGAGATGAAACAAAAAATAGTATATTTAACTTAGTTAAACTATACGAACAGATAGATTATAATGAAGGGTTAGGAAGTTCAGCAGTGGTTACTAGTGGTAATTTTCAATGGATGAATGGAGTTAAAGACACTTTAGTTACTTTCAATCCAGACCCAAACGGTAGATTTAAAATGAGCTGGGCACCACCGGTTCACCTTCAGAATAAGGTTATACTGAAGAACGGTTTAAAATATCCGGCAAATGAACACATGGGAGCGTTCGGCTGTGATAGTTATGATATTAGTGGTACTGTTGATGGAAGAGGTTCTAATGGAGCTCTTCATGGGTTGACAAAGTTCAGCATGGAAGACGCACCACCAAATACGTTCTTTTTAGAATACATTGCTAGACCACAGACCGCTGAAATGTTTTTTGAAGACGTGCTGATGGCGTTAGTATTTTATGGAATGCCATTATTATGTGAAAATAACAAACCAAGATTATTGTATTATCTAAGAAGAAGAGGATATAGAGGATACTCAATGAATAGACCTGATAAAATTTGGAATAAACTATCTGTAACAGAAAAGGAAATAGGTGGTATTCCAAACTCGAGTGAAGATATTAAACAAGCGCATGCGGCTGCTATTGAAATGTATATTAATGATCACGTTGGGATAATTGATGAAGATAGATTTGGTTCTATGTATTTTACTGATACGCTAAACGATTGGGCTAAGTTTGATATAAACAAAAGAACAAAACATGATGCCTCTATAAGCTCTGGGCTAGCTATTATGGCTTGCAACAGACATTTATATAGACCAAATAAAGAGAGAAAGAGAGAACCTTTAAGTTTTGGGTTTTCAACATATTCAAATGAAGGGATAACTTCTAAAATAAATAAAAATTAAATATGGCTGAGTCAGTTATAAATAAACTCCCAAGTCAAGTAGTATCAGATGCGGAGAAAATTAGTTACGATTACGGGTTAAAAGTAGCACAAGCAATAGAGTCTGAATGGTTTGACAATAATAACGGTGGGGTTAGATTTAATTCCCAACAAAACGATTTTCATAAATTACGACTATATGCCCGAGGGGAGCAGTCAGTTCAAAAATATAAAGATGAATTATCTATAAATGGTGATTTATCTTATCTTAACTTAGATTGGAAACCAGTTCCTATTATTTCTAAGTTCGTAGATATTGTAGTTAACGGTATGACCGAAAGAAACTATGATATAAAGGTATTCTCTCAAGATCCATACGGTGTAGCGAAGAGAACTGAGTATATGGAAAGTATGCTTAGAGACATGAAGGCTAAAGAATTTGACGCGGCTGCTAAAGAGAACTTTAATATGGATTTCAGGGAAAACGATCCTGAAACACTTCCAGAAACCGAACAAGAACTAGAGTTGCACATGCAACTTACTTACAAGCAGGCTACAGAAATAGCAGAAGAACAAGCTATTAACGTTCTACTAGAGGGTAACAAATACGAATTAACTAGAAAACGTTTATACTACGATTTAGCGGTTCTCGGTATAGCGGCTGTAAAAACAAATTTCAATAATTCAGAGGGAGTGACTGTTGATTATGTTGATCCAGCTAGAATGGTGTGGTCATATACGGAATCTCCATATTTCGAAGATGTATATTACGTGGGTGAAGTGAAGACGATACCTATTAACGAATTAGTTAAGCAATTCCCGCACTTAAGTAACGAAGACTTAGAAGAGATACAGCAGGCTAGTCTTAGTCAAGCTCATAGATACAACACCCATAGAAGAGAAAAAGATAAAAATCAAATAGATGTTTTATATTTCAATTATAAGACGTTTATGAACGAAGTATATAAGCTTAAAGAAACTGGAAGCGGTGGAGAGAAAGCTATCGAGAAGGATGATACATTTAATCCACCAACAGATAAGGTTGGAGGATATGCTAAACTGTCTACTCAAATAGAGTGTTTATATGAAGGAGCTTTAATACTTGGTACTGAAAAATTGCTACAATGGGAGATGGCTGAGAATATGATGCGCCCGAAGAGCGATTATACCAAAGTTAAAATGAACTACAACATTGTAGCTCCAAGAATGTATCAAGGTAGAATAGAATCTATAGTAGGTAGAATTACTGGTTTTGCTGATATGATCCAGTTAACACACTTGAAGATACAACAAGTTATGTCGAGAATGGTTCCTGATGGAGTTTATCTTGACGCGGATGGTTTAGCTGAAATAGATTTAGGTAATGGAACAAACTATAATCCACAAGAAGCTTTAAATATGTTCTTCCAAACTGGTTCGGTTATTGGTAGATCGTTTACTTCTGATGGAGATCCTAACCCAGGCAAAATACCTATTCAAGAAATCTCTAACGGTGCGGGCGCTGGTAACAAGATTCAAACGTTAATAGCTAATTACAACTATTATCTACAAATGATTCGTGATGTCACCGGGCTTAATGAGGCTCGTGATGGTGGTACTCCAGATAGACACGCTTTAGTTGGTGTTCAAAAGTTAGCAGCTGCAAACTCAAATACGGCGACACGACATATATTACAAGCTGGATTATTCTTAACGTCAGAAGTAGCAGAATCATTGTCATTAAGAATTTCTGATATATTAGAATATTCTCCGACAAGAGACGCGTTCTTACAACAAATAGGTACGCATAACGTTGCTACGTTGGAAGAGATGTCTGAGTTACATTTATATGACTTCGGTATCTTCATCGAACTGGCTCCAGACGAAGAAGAAAGACAGTTGTTAGAGAATAATATTCAAATGGCTTTAACTCAAAAGATTATTAAGTTATCCGATGCTATAGATCTTAGGAATATTAATAATATAAAACTTGCTGGAGAGCTTCTAAAAATTAGAGAGAAGAAGAAGATGCAAGAAGAGCAAGCTATGCAACAGCAAAATATTCAAGCTCAGCAACAAGCTCAACAGCAGACCAATCAAGCACAGGCTCAAGCGGAAGTTCAAAAACAAGAGGCGATTACAGGATCTCAAATTAAACTAGAGCAAGCTAAAGCAGAGTTTAAATCTAAAAATCTAGATCACGAAGCGCAGATAAAGGAAAGACTCATGCAGAAGGAGTTTGAACTTAATATGCAGATGAGACAGATGGAGATGAAGGAGAAGCAAGGCGACGAAAAGTACAAGGAAGATAGAAAAGACGATAGAGTTAG